GTATTATGGTTTGCTTGAACTTGGAGAACTTGGTGGACTTTGGAAGAATGTTGCTGGACGTTATGAGATTGATGGTAAGAAACTCTATGCAAAGGAGATACTAAAAAATCCAGAGAAGTATTTTACTCCAGAAGTAATGCAGGCACTTGACGAAACCGCAAGAAAAGAATTTAGTTATGGCAACTCTTAATAATTTAATTCAAGTTTATGATAATGTACTTGAGGAAAATATATGTGATTTTTTAATCAATGTATTTGATCAACTTCCAGATAAACATGAAAAAATTGATAATGATTTAAAGCCATCATTTACTCAATTTAATTTGACTGAATATTCTAAGATAAGTGATGAACTTAATGAAGTTCATAATCATGTAATTCGTAAAACATTTGAATATAGAGATATGTATTACGAAATGGTAGACAAAAGAGTGTTTCCTGAATCACATGCATTTGAACAATTTAGGATAAAAAGGTATAATAATGATGGACATGATCAATTTATTTCTCATGTAGATGTTGAAGATTATGCTTCTGCAAGAAGGTTTTTGACATTTATGTGGTATTTAAATGATATTGATCAGGGGGGAGAGACTAGATTTAATGATATGATGATTAAGCCAAAGAAAGGAAATCTTCTTGTATTTCCTCCCCTTTGGATGTTCCCACATGCTGGATTACCACCTATAAGTGGAGCAAAGTACATTTTACATACATATTTACATTATAAATGATGGAAAAGGTTGAAACTACTATTCTTAGAAATTTACTTTTCAACAATGATTATTGTAGAAAAGTTTTGCCATTTATTAAAAATGAATATTTTGAAAATCTTCATGAGAAAGTAGTTTTTGATGAAATTGGTAAGTTTATTCTTTCCTATGATGATCTTGCAACAAAAGAAGTTCTTTTGATTGAAACTGAAAAAAGAACTGATATTACAGAAGATACTTATAAAATTATTTGTGATTATATAAGTAATCTTGATAATTCTCCTGCAGATTTGGAATGGTTATTTGATACTACTGAAAGATGGTGTAGAGATAGGGCAATATATCTTGCTTTGATGGAAAGTATTAAGATTGCTGATGGGCAAGATGAAAAAAAGAATAGGGATTCTATTCCCACAATTTTACAAGAAGCACTTGCTGTTTCTTTTGACAATCACATTGGGCACGATTACTTAAATGATTATGAGGAAAGATATGAATTATATCACAGAAAAGAAGAGAAGATTCCGTTTGATTTGGAATACTTTAATAAAATTACAAAAGGTGGGTTACCTCCTAAGACTCTCAATGTCGCTCTTGCTGGCACAGGTGTCGGGAAAAGTTTATTCATGTGCCACATGGCTAGTTCCATCTTATTGCAGGGGCGCAATGTTCTCTACATCACACTTGAAATGGCAGAGGAGAAAATTGCTGAGCGAATTGATGCAAATCTTTTAAATGTAAATATTAGAGATATTTCTGAACTTCCAAAAGGAATGTTTGAATCTAAAGTAAATAAAATTAGTCAAAAGACTCAGGGAACTTTTATTATTAAAGAGTATCCTACTGCTTCTGCTCATACTGGGCATTTTAGATCTTTATTAAATGAACTATCTCTCAAGAAATCATTTAAACCTGATATTATTTTTATTGACTATCTTAATATTTGTGCATCCTCTAGATATAAGAGTAATTTTTCAGTTAATTCCTATTCATATATTAAGGCAATTGCAGAAGAACTTAGAGGGCTTGCTGTTGAAGAAAATGTTCCAATTGTTTCTGCCACTCAAACTACTCGTAGTGGTTCAACAAATTCAGATCCAGACTTAACTGATACATCTGAAAGTTTTGGTTTGCCTGCAACTGCTGATTTAATGTTTGCTCTTATTAGTACAGAAGAACTAGAACAACTAGGGCAGATTATGGTAAAACAATTGAAGAATAGATATAATGATCCTACTATGAATAAAAGGTTCATAATTGGAATTGATAGGGCAAAGATGAGACTTTATGATGTAGAGCAGCAAGCACAAGAGAATATCGTTGACTCAGGGCAAGAAGAGGAGTATAATACTGATGATGATAAACAAAAACAAAACAAATTCGCAGGATTTAAATTCACATGACGAAGAAAATTGATTTTACTAAGTATCAAGAATTCGTGGATGCAGTCACAAGTGATGCTTCTAAGGATTTCTTAGCACTTTCTGATAGACTGGTTGAATTGGATGGGAAGGGTGCTAATATTGAAAGACTTCTAACTGCTGGTGTAGGTATTAATGCAGAAGGTGGTGAGTTTTTGGAGATTGTGAAGAAGATGATTTTCCAAGGAAAATCATGGAATAAGGATAATAAGGATCATCTTATAATTGAACTTGGGGATGTTATGTGGTATGTTGCACAAGCATGTATTGCACTTGAAGTTTCATTGGATGAAGTGGTTTCAACAAATGTTGAAAAACTTATGAAACGTTATCCTGGTGGTAATTTTGATGTTTATTATTCAGAACATAGAGCTGACGACGATAGATAGTATTAAAAAGTTATGGGAAGATCAGGATCTGGTTGGCTAAGTCCAGTAAAATTTAATATTTCTGGAAGTTTTTCTTCAGTTGCAGTATATAAGAATAAGATTATTACTGAGATTGAAAATAGAGAAGTTGAATTATTTGATGTTCATCCAAGACTTTCTTCATATTTAAAATTTTTGACAAATAACGCAAATAATAACAAATCTTTTAATAATTTTAGTGAATTTTATGATTTTTTAGAGAGTTCTAAAACACTAAATGAAATTCAAATTTATTTTGCAGAAGTTGTTGGTCCAATTTATTTAATTGAAAATTCAAATGAAAGATTTAGTAAAACTTCTAAAATAACAATACCTTCAAATTCTTCTCAAAGTGGATATGATTTTCAAATAGATGCTGCTAGCATATCAGTAAAAACTCCAACAGGAAGAGGAAATACTTTAAAACCTAACGATATAGTTTCCAATATACCTTTTCAGAAATATATAAAAACTGAAGGTTCTTTGGAAGAAAGAAAAATATATAACCTTTTTGAATTGTTGGATGCAAATAGTGCATTAGAAGGTCCAGTACAAGCTTTATATTCTAAAAAAAATTCAAAAGCTATTCTTAGTGAAGTTGCTGAATCTAAATGGGGGAAAGTCCTTCCAATGTATGAAGATTTGTCTGATAATATTAAAAGGAGTATTTTTAGGGATCATGAAGATATGATTTCAAAATGGTCAGATGGTTTTAGAATAAATTCAAATTTAAAAAAATTTTTAGAACAATATTTAAGAACATCTGGATTAAGTTTGTTTAGTATGAAAATAGATAGAACTAGTGGAATTGCAATACCAAAACATAAAAGTAATATAAGAACAGCTTCTATAAAGGGTAAAGGAAAACGACAAGTAGGGGAAAAACTTGGCATTGCATTTACATTCTAAATTGATAATTGGGAGATCCTATGATTGATTTAAGAACTGGAGATTGCATTGAGTTAGCAAAACAACTTGATGATAGTTTTATTGATTGTACAGTAACATCACCACCATATAACAAACAAAGAATTGGTGGTGGATTGTTTCGTAAAATTGAATATGATAAGTTTGATGATTCACTTCCAGAAGATGTTTATCAAGAACAGCAGATTGAACTTCTAAATATTCTTTTTGATAAAACTAAAGAGTCTGGTTCTTTGTTTTATAATCATAAGATAAGGTATCTCGAAGGTAATGCTACTTCTCCTTGGGAATGGTTAACTAAAACTAAGTGGCATATTAGGGAGGAGATTGTTTGGAATAGAGGTAGTGGTCCAGAGATTTCTGGATATAGATTTACACAGATAGATGAAAGAATCTATTGGTTATGTAAAGGAGCAAAGCGTCCCAAACTTCCTAGAAGGTCTGTAAACTATGGTAGTGTCTGGAAGTTTGGTCCTGAGATGAAAAATCCTCATCCAGCACCATTTCCTATTGTTCTTCCTCTTCGTTGTATTCAAGCAGTAATGGAAACTCCTGGTGTTGTTTTTGATCCTTACAGTGGTTCAGGTACAACTGGTCTTGCTGCTACACTTCTTGGTCATGATTACATTGGATTTGATCTTTCTGATGATTATCATGATATGGCTAAAGAGCGTATATCTAAACCAAGTAAAAAGGATCTTGAAAAATTTGTAGAAGAATGTGGAACTGGTGTAAATACTGAAGGGGGAATTTTTGACCTTTTAGGATCTTAATGGAAGATTTTTTTAAACAACTCTTACAAATTTATAAAAATCATGTAAGAATCAAACAACTTAAAAGAAAATTCGTAGAAAATTTTTCTAGATTTTATATTTCTTTTATGGACCAATACAAAGATCCAAAGCAAAAGAAAGATAAATATTTGAAAGTGAAACAAATAGGTCTTAGGTATATTCTTGAAAATCAAGATTTACTATATTCAGAAGTTAATAAATGAAAAGTTTTCTACAGTTTATAATAGAAGCAAGAGAAACCCTAGCAGCATCTCAAGCTAGAAAATTGGGATTGGTTGGAGATGGGCATGGGGCATGGTTAGATAAAGATGGTAATTATAAAGCAAAAACAGTTAAGGGACAACTTGAGTTTTTAAGTAAAAACGAAACCAAAAAATCTGAAACTAGTGATACTAGATCTCAAAAACCTGCTGATATCAAATCTAAGGCTCCTGTAAAAACAAAACCAGCTCCCAAAAGATTAGGGACATTACAAAAATCATCTACAAAATCATCAACATCAACATCATCATCACAGAAACCTTCTGCTGGAGGTCAACAAGTAGTAGCACCTGCTTCAGATGGAAGAGGTAATGTAGTTACTGTAGTTTTTGGTAAGTTTAATCCTCCAACTAAAACTCATTTGGCAGTTCTTACTGCAGCTAAACATGCTGCAGTAGGTGGAGATCTTTTCATTTTCCCAAGTAGAACTCAAGATAAAAAAAAGAATCCATTAGATCCACAAATTAAAGTTGATGTAATGAGGGCGATGTTCCCAGAATATGCTGATAATATTGTAGATGATGATAAGTTTAAGACTATTTTTGATGTATTGTCATTTTTGAACCAACAGGGATATAACGCAGTTAATATTATTTGTGGATCTGAAAGAGTATCTGAAATTGATAGTTTAACTGCAAAGGCAAATGGACAGCAGTATATGTATAATACTATTAATGTAATTTCTGCTGGATCAAAGGATGCTGATGGTGAAAATGAATCATCATCAATGGCTAGAAAAACTGCTTCTGAAGGTGATTTTGAAAAGTTCAAAAAAACTCTTCCAAAAGGATTTGATGGATATGCCAAAAATCTTTTTGATGAATTAAGATCTAGTATGAGTGTAAAAGAAATGTGGCAAATTGCTCCAGATTATGATTGGAAAGGTTTGAGGGAAAATTATATCAGTGGGAAAATATTCAATGTTGGGGATATTGTTGAAAGTTGTAATACTGGATTGAGAGGAAAAATTATTCGTTCTGGTGCTAATCATTTAATTTGTGTAACAGAAGATGGGACAATGTTTAAATCTTGGATTAAAGATGTTTGCGAATTTAATAGATAAATAGATAAATAAAGAAAACTGTAAGTAAGTAAATGTCTAACATTTGGGCTGATTCTTTTAAAGAAATTAGAGATCCTTATTTCGAAATTCAGGATCCTTATACTACAATAGAAGAAAAGAAGAATTATTTACCATCAAGAGATAAAGATGGAGATGGTGATAATGATTTTGCAGATAATATGGTAGCAAGAATGATTGCTTCTGGTATGTCTCCAGAAGAAGCAGTCAAAAAAACAAAAAAGAAATCTTATAATAAAGAAGAATTCGAAAAAAAAACTAAAAAATCTGATAAAATTGATGGATATCCTGGAAAGGTAAATAATAAAATTGACTTATATCCAACAGTAACTGAAGATATTGAAGAAGCAAGCACTTCCACTCCACCATTAGGAGATGCTCAAACTGAGTATATAGATCCATCTATTGCGCAAAAGCAAAAGAGCGCAAGAAAAAAACTTGATACTCATGAATCTGTTGTAAATTATCTTTCTTCTAGAACTGATGCTTTTAAAAATATTTAATATGATATTCTAAAAGATCTTCAGAAATAAATAGATCAGGAAACCAAAAACAGAGGTAATTATGATTTCATCAGTCACACTAGCAATTTTATCAGGTACTGGACTCTTCACCAGTGCAAATATAGCAACAGGTCTCTCAATTCTTCTTGCTATTTCTGAAGTACTTGGAGCTGATCCTAGAATTAAGTCAAATGGAATTGTTTCATTTATTTTAATTCAAGTACAAAATCTCTTAAAATCAAAAGTATCTAAGTGATACTGTAGGGGCAATATTTAGGGGGAGGAAACTCCCCCATTTTTATAAATAAATTTAGGAAAAACTTAACGAGAACTCACATGGCACTTTGGGGAAAGGCAGATAGTATTTACTCTACTGGTACAGTTAGTGTAAACTATACTACAAAGGTAATTACTGGTTCTGGAACGTCATTCTTAGCTGCTACTGTTGGAAGTGTAATAGCGATTGGTGTTGGTGGTACTTATGGTCAAGCAGTAATTTCTGCAATTACTTCTCAGACTCAAATTTCAATTGCAACCACTCAATATTTAAGTGGTGTAGCTATTTCTGGAATTGCCTACACTATGTCACAAAAACCAGTTTATACATTGGAAGATTCTAATTATAATGTTAGACAGACTACCTCAACAGGACTTACTAACTTCATTGAGGGTGTTGACCAGTATGAACAAGCTGTTTTAATTTCTTCTGGATCTAAGTACAAATCTGCTCATGCTGGATGGGTAGGTGTGCATACTTATGTAGATATGCATGGAAATTTGAGAGTAAAATCAGAAACTCTTGTTGCAATGACTGGTATTAGCACTCTTAATCCTCCAACTTATACTAGTTATGGTGATGCAAATGATGACACAATTCTACCAGATTCTTGATAGCCAATGAAGTTTGATGAGTTGAATGAAGATAATTATATTTTATTTGCTATAAAATATTATAATAATCCTCAAGCTGTGACCAAAGAGGATTTTTATGAAGATTTGAGTAGATTTAAATATATTAAAAAACTTTTGAGGAGATATACAAAATCAGGAGAGTTAAAAGCAACTCTTCTGATTAATCATTTTATTATTGTTTTTAATATCTTTAATGAAGCTGCTATTCCTCTTTTATTTTTTAAAATAGAAAAGGAACTTTGGTCTTCAATGAAAACATTTTTAGAGTATTTAAATAGAATTCCTGAATATCCAAAATCATTTTTAAATGAAATTTCAACAGATGAAAACTGTTCAAAAATATTAGAATTACTATAAATGGAAGAATTAAAATTAAATCAGATAATAAATAGTATCAGGGAAGATATGACGGCAACTGGGGGAAATCTTGCCGGACTACCACCTGAAGAACCCCCAGTAGATCTTAGGAAAAGACCCTACAAAAAACTCCCACCCTTGTATAGAAGTTTCTTCAATAGTAGGAGAAAGAAAAATGTTTAACACCCCAACAGACACTAAAGTTGCTGTTCTTGAAGAAAAAGTTTCTATCTATGAGCAAATGATGAATAAGATTGAGGATGCTATTCATGCTATTAGTGAAACTAGTCAAAATATTTCAAAAATGCTTGCCATCCATGAAGAAAGATTAGAGCAGGCAGTAAGATCTGATAAAGTTATTATTGGAATGATTGAAGAACTAAAGAAAACTGTTGATGCAGAAGATACTGATTTAAGTGAGAGAATTGACGAAATTCATGTTAAATTAGAAGAAGTTGGAAAAATTAAATGGATGACAGTTGGGTGTGGTATTTTGTTGACAATATTAACTACAGCATTTTCAACTCTTGCATCTGGATGGTGGACGCCCAGTGAAATGCAGCAAGCAAGAGAAGGTCACATGCACTCAGTCCAAGAAAATAGAACCCCAAATAATTGACTTTGTGGCATTTTTATGTTAATTTAGAAGTCCTGATTGCATTTAGGAATGAGTTTTATTGATGACAAATATATTGGACTATCTTCATTTAGACTGGAGAAATTCAAAAAGATAAAGGATGGCACCTATACTTTTAGGTGCTTTTATTGCGGAGATTCTCAAAAATATAAAAATAAAACTAGAGGATATCTTTATAGATTAAAAAATGATCACAACTATAAATGTCATAATTGTGGAATCTCAAAGTCTTTTACAAATTTTCTTAAAGATTTAGATCAAAATTTATATGATCAATATGTGTTAGAAAGATATAAAAGTGGATTGACTGGAAGAAATTCAAATACTCCAGAACCAGAATTTAAGTTTGAAAAACCATCCTTCAAGAAAAAAAGTTTCAATCTTCCAACTATAGCAGAACTAAATACAGAACATCCAGCAAGAGCATATCTAGAGAAAAGGCAAATACCAGAAAAGTTTTTGAGTGAATTATATTATTGTGATAAATTTAAGGAATGGACTAATACTCAAAAGTATACGTTTAATTCATTAAATCATGATGAACCAAGAATCATTATTCCTTTAATAAAGGATGGTGAAATTTTTGGTTATCAGGGCAGGAGTTTAAGTAAATCCTCAAAGGTAAAATATATTACTATTATTCTGGATGAATATCCCCCAAAAATATATGGACTGGATAAAATCAATTGGGACAAAACAGTATATGTTGTTGAGGGTCCTTTTGATAGTATGTTTATAGATAATGCTATTGCTATGGTGGGTGCAGATCTTGATAAAATGTTTTTTATTCATAATTTTGATATTGAATTTGTAATGGTTTATGACAATGAAAAAAGAAATAAAGAAATGATTGGTAGATTAGAAAAATCTATAGATATGAAATTTTCTGTGGTGATTTGGCCACAAGACTTGAAATATAAGGATATTAATGATATGATATTAAAAGGACTTGACGTGCAAAAAATTCTCAAGGATAATACTTTTATGGGATTAGAAGCAAAAGCAAAACTTATTGGATGGAAAAGAGTATGAGCAACGGAACAAAGGTTATCAAGAGAGGAGGTCAAAGAGAGTATCTTGACTTAGATAAGCTTCATATCATGGTGGAAGAGGCATGTAGAGACCTTGCAGGTGTTTCTGCATCTCAAGTTGAAATGCAATCTGGTATTCAATTTTATGATGGCATTTCTACCTCAGAGATTCAAGAGATTCTAATTCGTTCTGCATCAGATTTAATTGATTTGGATAATCCAAACTATCAGTTTGTTGCTGCAAGACTTCTTCTATTTTCTGTTCGTAAATCTTTATATGGAAAGTTGCAAGAACATCCAGATTTTTTGACTCATATTAAATCTTGCGTAAATATTGGTGTATATGACCCTGAAATTTTAACCAACTACGATGAAGATGAAATTGCCAAACTTGGTGCCTATATTAAGCATGATAGGGATTATCTATTCACTTATGCAGGATTACGTCAAGTAGTAGATAAATATTTGGTGCAGGATAGGAGTTCTGGAAAAGTTTTCGAAACTCCTCAATTTATGTACATGATGATTGCTGCAACTATTTTTTCGAGATATTCCAAAGAAACTAGAATCTCATATGTTAAGAGGTACTACGATGCAATCTCAAAGCACAGAATCAATATCCCAACTCCAATCATGGCAGGAGTTAGAACACCTCTTCGTCAATTTGCATCTTGTGTTCTGGTTGATGTTGATGATTCCCTCGACGGCATTTTTAGTTCTGACATGGCTATTGGCAGGTATGTCTCACAAAGGGCTGGTATTGGCATTAACGCAGGCAGAATCCGTGGCATCAACAGTAAGATTAGAGGTGGAGAGGTCACACACACTGGAGTTGTGCCCTTTCTCAAAAAGTTTGAGTCAACTGTACGATGCTGCACACAAAATGGGATTCGTGGAGGATCAGCAACAGTCCATTTCCCAATTTGGCACCAAGAAATAGAAGATATTATAGTTCTTAAGAATAATAAGGGAACTGAAGATAATCGTGTTCGTAAGTTAGATTATTCAATTCAAATTAGTAAGTTATTTTATGAAAGATTTATTCAAGATGGTGAGATCACACTTTTCTCCCCACATGATGTTCCTGGACTATATGATTCTTTCGGAACAATTCAGTTTGACTCTCTCTATATTGGGTATGAAAACAATCCAAATATTCAAAAAAAGACAGTCAAAGCACAAGAACTTATCTTGGATCTTCTCAAAGAAAGAGCAGAAACAGGTAGAATCTACATTATGAACATCGACCATTGCAACTCTCACTCATCCTTTATGGATAAGATTGAGATGAGCAATCTGTGTCAGGAAATCACACTCCCCACTAAACCACTGAATCACATTGATGGTGATGGAGAAATTGCACTTTGCATTCTTTCTGCAATTAATGTGGGTAAAGTAAAGGATGATGAAGAATTTGAAGAACTTTGTGATCTTTCTGTTCGTGGACTTGAAGAGTTGATTGACTATCAAGAGTATCCTGTATTAGCTGCTGAGAAGTCTACAAAGGCACGTAGATCTCTTGGTGTAGGTTATATTGGTCTGGCACATTATCTTGCCAAACTAGGGTTCAAATATGATTCTCAAGAAGCTTGGGATGCAGTTCACGGACTTTCGGAGTCATTTCAATATTTTCTTCTCAAAGCATCAAATAAGATTGCCCAAGAGAAAGGCTCTTGTGAGTATTTCAATCGTACCAAATATTCTTATGGAATTCTTCCTATTGATCATTATAAAAAAGATGTAGATGAAATTTCAGACATTCCTCTTCAGCATGATTGGGAAGATTTGAGGATGTTAATTAAGCAGCATGGATTACGACATTCCACACTATCCTCTCAAATGCCATCAGAATCAAGTTCTGTGGTCTCCAATGCCACAAATGGCATTGAACCACCTAGAGGATATCTGTCTGTTAAGAAGTCTAAGAAGGGACCTCTCAAGCAAATTGTCCCTCAGTATACAACTCTTAAAAACAACTATACGTTGCTTTGGGATATGCCTAACAATACTGGTTATATTAATATTGTTGCAGTTATGCAGAAATTCTTTGATCAAGCAATATCTGGAAATTGGAGTTATAATCCAGAGCATTATCCAGATAATGAAGTTCCAGTGTCAGTAATGGCAGAAGATTTGCTAACCACATACAAATATGGATGGAAGACATCTTATTATCAAAATACTTATGATAATAAGACAGATGAAGTAAAAGAAGAAAAGGTAAATAATATTAGTGACTTAGTAAATGAAATTTTAAGTTCAAAGGAAGAGGAAGATTGTGAAAGTTGCAAGATTTAGAGTTCACTCGCAAGAACCAAAAATGCTCGAAGGAATGACCGTCTTTAATACCAATGACGTTGATTCCAAGAAACAACCAATGTTTTTTGGGAAACCTCTCGGAATTCAAAGATATGATTCCTATAAGTATCCAATTTTTGACAAGCTAACTCAACAACAACTAGGATTTTTTTGGAGACCGGAAGAAATTTCACTTCAAAAAGATCGTGCTGATTATCAAACTCTAAGACCAGAACAAAAACACATCTTTACGTCTAACTTAAAGTATCAAATTCTATTGGACTCAGTACAAGGTAGAGGACCTGGTATGGCATTTATACCTTATTGTTCTCTTCCTGAACTTGAAGCGTGTATGACTGTATGGGGATTTATGGAGATGATACACTCCAGATCTTATACATATATTATCAAAAATGTTTATTCAGATCCTTCAGAAGTATTTGATACGATTTTGAATAATGAAAAGATTTTAGAAAGAGCATCATCAGTAACTGGTGCTTATGACGATTTTATTAATTCTGCACATTCGTATGGAACTTCAAATATATGGGAGTTCGCAAATGAGGGAGTTCCTTATGGAACTGATGCAAGAATTGATTTAAAGAGAAAACTTTATCGTGCTGTTGCTAATGTAAATATTTTAGAGGGGATTAGATTTTATGTTTCGTTTGCTTGCAGCTTTGCGTTTGGTGAACTCAAACTCATGGAAGGATCAGCTAAGATTATCTCTCTCATCGCAAGAGATGAAAATCAGCATCTTGTCCTCACTCAGAACATCCTCAACAAGTGGAATGAAGGGGATGATCCAGAAATGCAGCAAATTGCTAAAGAAGAGCAAGAATGGGTAAGATACGCATTTAAAACTTGCGTAGATGAAGAAAAAATGTGGGCAGAGTATCTGTTCAAAGATGGTTCTATGATTGGTTTGAATGATAAACTACTCAGCAATTATGTTGAGTGGATCGCAAATCGTCGTATGAAGGCAATTGGCATGAAACCAGAATATGATATTACATCAAAGAATAATCCTCTTCCTTGGACCGAGCATTGGATTAATTCCAAGTCAGTACAAGTTGCTCCACAAGAAACCGAAATTACTTCGTATTTGGTTGGAGGTATTAAGCAGGATATGAAGAAAGATACATTTGCTGGATTTAAGTTATAGTGAAGGGGGCATTGCCCCCTTTTTTTATAAATACTTTTAAACTGTAAAAGTATTATGTCGAATAGTAGAGAATCCTATAATAACATTTATTCAGAATCAGTAAGTTTTGATATTCAAGGTAGAAGACCAAAAAAGATTTCTACAATGACAAAATCTGATGCCGAAAGACATTCTCCTGAAGCATCTCAGGAGCATAAAAAAGCAAGAAGTAAAGTCTCTCTTCCAACAGTAAAGATGGAAGAATTTGAACTTGATGAAAAGATTGATGTAGGTGCTGATGCTGGTAAAACAATCAGTGATTTTGTTCATTCAAAGAGCAAGACATTCAAAGGTGATAGTAAGAAGCAAAGAATTAAGAGAGCACTTGGTGCTTATTATGGTAGTAAGAATGAAGAATTTCAACAGTTTGCATATGAGTTTGTAATTGAAGCTTTAATTGATAATAAGTATGTTAGCAGTTATGAATCAGCAGTTAAATTCCTTCGATATGTAAATGAAGAGTTTGTTGAAAATCTTATTGAAAGTTCTTTCAATGAAGAAGTTGAAAATTTAGATGAAAAGGCAAGAGGAACCAGACCAAAAAGAACAGTTCACGCATATGACGTGGATGAAACTTTATTTGGACATGGTAAAAAAGGAAAACCAAATGTAAAGGTTCATGTAAATGATGAATCTGGAAAAAGAGTTAAGAGTTTAAGTAATCAAGAGTTTAATACTCATAAACTAGATAAGGGACACAAATACGATTTTAGTGAATTTCAAAGTGCTAAAAAGTTCAAAGAAACTTCAAGTCCAAACAAAAAAGTAATTAAAGATGTGAAGAGAAAACAAGCAAGAGGACAAAACGTTCATATCATTACTGCTCGTTCCAAGTTTGATAAACCAAAAGAGTTTCAGGGACATTTGAAAAAGCATGGTGTAGATGTACCAATGAATAAGATTCATTACACTGGAGGAATGAAGGGAAATGATGTTGGAAAGAAAAAAGTAGATGTTGCAAATGCAGTTGCAAAGAAAAGTGGTGCTAAAAAAACTCATATGTATGATGATGCTGCAAAAGTTCACAAGGCATTTGAGGCAGAGAAAAAGAACAAACCAGATTCAGAAAAAATCAAAACTCATATGGTAAAACCAGATAAGTCTGGAGAATCAAAGGTTCGTTCTTATCAAGCAACAAAATAGTTGACAAGATATTCAAATAGCATTAGAATCACTCTGTTAGGTTTGAAGGATAGATTGTATCTCTAAATACATCAAGATTACTTAGAGATACTCTTGGCAACATACGATAATCCTTGGTTATATAATAATGAATCTTTTGAGACAGATGCTATTGAAGATTACTTTGGGTTTGTATATCATATACGAAATACTTGTAATACTAGGTGTTATATTGGAAGAAAGTATTTTTGGTCTTTTAGAAAAGATAAAGGAAAAAAAAGAAAAAGTAAAAGAGAAAGTGATTGGAAAAACTACTATGG